ATTTTAAATAGCCTGGCCACGTTTCGGCACCGACGATACCCTTTCTCACTAGTTTAGCAGTAGTACCTAATACTAGTAGACTGTAGTTATCATGTGAAGATATTAAAGAAGCATCAACATCACTTATCCAAGTGCTTTCAAGATTAATTACTTCTTTAACTCCGCTATCTATTGAAGTTGTTCCGGTTTGATCTTTTACTATTTTAGTTCTAATATCAGCTTCTGTCGTCGCTGAAGGATTTGTTGTATGGCCTACTCCACCTCTTGACAAATCAAGATCAATTGTTCCGGCACTTTCATTAAAAATACTGTGTATGACTTGCGTAATGACTCCGAGCCGTTTAACTTTAACTGGTGGACTAATCCAAATAGGTGTAGTAAAAGTTAACGTAGCAATATCAATATCGCTTTCTGTTCCTGTAGGAATTGTTCTGCTGCTAAATGTTAGCCCTGTCATATTAACAACACTTAAACTTGTCCAGTCAATGTAGTTGTCAGTTGTTTGAATCTCTAAACTTGGATTAAACAACATTAAAATTTGTTCTAATATTTGTAGCTTTTGATCTGTATTTGAACTCCACACATCAACATTAACAGTTAGTGTATATGGAGTAGGCATCAGTCTTTCAACGGTAAAATTTTTACCTTCAGTATTTAAATATTCTTTACCAGCTGCATCATATGCACGTTCTCTAATATTTACTTTGTTAACGTAGCTGCTGTCACTTAGACGATTGACATCCATTTCAAGACCAGTAATATATACAGCCATTCTTGGTGCGCTTGGAATCTTATTTTCTGAGTTTTCTCTAATGATGTTGGCAACTTGCCGAGTTAAATCACCGTACATAACTGGAATCTGAGTGAGAGCACCTTTGCCATCTTTATAACTAAAGTTACTCATCATACGCACAAGCTGCGTTATGTATCTGCGTATTTGACCATCGTAAAAATGTTGATATCCCATTATTCTGCCTCCATCCAAACACGTTTGCCGTCGATTAGCTTCCAAGTCTTGTTTTTAAATTTGCCTTTATTTGCTAAACTTACTTTTCTTTTATGTTCCTCTGAGCAAGTTTTCCCCTTCATTGGTCCACCGTCTTTTCTTAACGCATTATGAAAGTGATATGTTTTTTTAGAATGTTTTGAATGTGAAAGGTGTTCATACTTGCAGCGATCAACACTTTGTATAGTTTGACCTATATAGCATTTTCCGCTTTCGATATGTGTACATTTGTAAATTTGCATTAATTATCCGCCCGTGGTCTAAGTGCTTGAGACAAACTCTGTCTTTCAGTAGTTGTTTCACCACCGATAGTGTCGGTACTAGTATTATTAACAAACGTACCTTTTTGCGTACTGCGTATATTAGTGTTTGTTAGTGTCATTCTAACATTATCTTCTTGCTTAACCCAACGCACTCCGTCATATCTAAACAATCTATTAGGTGCAAAATCATTGCGTAAGAAGAAATCTCCTGTAATAGGCACACCCGGAAACGTAATTCCAAATCCAAATGCTTCTCCATTTGTTGGAATACCATCTCCTAGTAAATAACCGTTATATCCAGAACGTTCTACTGTTTGCATTGTATCAGGAATATTATCGGCATCAGTGTCAACTAATTGGGTATTACCATCTGCATCTAGTTGTAGGCTAAAGTAATGATTAGTATTGTATCCTGATTTAGGAGCATCTACTTCTGCTTGCGCTATAACAGCATTATTGATTTGCATCTCTTTATCATATGTTGAAAGCAAATCACGTAATGTATTGCCACCTGGATTTTCTTCTTCTGCAGGGAGGTCAAGTATTTCTTTAAATTCTTGACTGTCAATAATTTGTTTAAGTTTAAGTCTATACAAGTGCGGATACCAAGTTTGACTGAATCCTTCACTTGCACGATTAACATCTTCTACAACATAGAACCTTTTAAGTGCTACACTGTGATCGTTTAGTGCGTATTCATCTTTTAAGTGAGGTAATTCAATTACGTCACCTGCTATAATTTTTCTACCAATTGTTTTAACACTGCTATTAATATGTATAGTAAGCATCAACGTGTCATTGGTCATAAACAATCCAAATTGGCTTAAATTAAAGTCAATATCTTGTACGTTATAAATTCCACGTAATGTGTAGATATCTGGATCGTACTTTCTATCCCTATTTTCAAGAAATAGTAAGTCTTGTATATTAGTTGGTTTTACACTATCGTATTGAGGTTGATCCGCAGTTGCATTTGCATCCGTTGGATTATCTGTACCTAAGTACTTGTGTATATGAAGATCGGTACCGCCAACAGTAAACATTTCAAGCACTTGCTTGTCTATAAAGTGGTAGTCGTTACCTTTTTGTGGTTTATATAAACTTAATCGTGGCATATACATATTTAGCGTCTTACCACTGTAACGATAAATACTAGGGAGACATTAAAATGGCAACAACAAAACAAGAAGTATATGATTACGTACACACGCTGCTAGGCGGAGGTATGGTCGATGTTGAACTCGATCCAATTCATTATGAAACGGCACTAAAAAAATCATTAACTAGATTTAGACAGCGTAGCAATAATTCAGTTGAAGAATCGTATTTGTTCCTGCCAACTATACTTGATCAAAACGAATACATCCTGCCTCAAGAAGTAATCGAAGTAAGACAAATATTCCGTAGAAGCATTGGCGCTCGTACAGGCGGCGGTGATGGCGGCAGTTTATTTGAACCGTTTAACATGGCGTATACAAATACTTACTTGCTAAGTTCTAGTAATATGGGCGGTCTTGCAACATATGATATGTTTTCACAATATCAAGAACTAGTGGGCCGTATGTTTGGTAGCTTTATTGAATTTAAATGGAATAGTTCTAGTAAAAAACTTACCATGCTTCAGCGTCCTAGAGCAAATGAAACTCTAATGTTATATTGCTATAATTATCGTCCAGATGAAGAATTACTAAACGATTATATGGCACAACAGTGGATTAAAGATTATACTCTTGCAACTTGCAAATATATGCTAGGAGAAGCAAGAGAAAAATTTGCTACTATTGCAGGACCACAAGGCGGCACTAGTCTTAACGGATCAAGTTTAAAATCAGAAGCACAAGCTGAAATGGATAAACTTGAAAATGAAGTTGCTATGGCAATGGCCGGCGGCACCGGATTCGGATTTTTAATAGGCTGATTCCTTATTGGATAAGATAAATAAGAGTATGAAAACTACTCTTATTAAAATTATTGAAACCGACACAAGTTATAACAAGAACGCCACTAGGTACTTGTATAAACAGCATCCCGAGCTTTGGCAAGAAATACTGACATTAACAGCCTTCTTGCCGACTGCTGCTAAGGCTAAGCAACGGGTGTGGCACGTTCTAAACGATGTTTATGAACGGCCTATATGTCCTATTACAGGCGAATTTGTTAAATGGTGGGAAAACAGATACCTCGAAACAATTAATCGATCAGCTAAGACTGTATTAATGGCACAACGGGGAAAGTTTAACAATCAAACAGACGCAGCAAAAGCAAAGCGTACTGCTACGTTACGGCAAGGCTATGCAACAGGCAGATTGCAGTCGCGGGAATGGACTAAGGAAGAATCTGCTGCTAGGTACGAAAAAAATTGCAATGCAATTATAAAAAAGTACGGAGTGCATTCAACACTTATGTTGCCCGAAGTTATAGAAAAGCAGTATCAAACAAAAGTTAATAAAGGAACAATTACTGCAAGAGAAGATCGCACTAGTCGTCAATTATATTACGATGCTGTAATTAAATTTACCAAAAAAAGTTGGGTCGAGCATTTTGATAGTATTAACCCAACTCGTTTAAATAGAAGCGAATACGACTTGGATCATATATACAGCATACAAGCAGGATTTCGCGAAGAAATTCCTCCGTACATAATAGGTCACTGGACAAACTTAAGAATGATGATTCCGTCGGAAAATTATAGCAAAGGCATGAAGTGCCATAAAACAATGAAGCAGTTATATGAAGATTACGGATTTGTGATAGGTTAAAAACTACTTGACAATGCTTTAATTTCTGTTATACTAATAGAAACATTGGATCATTTGTATGAACAAACTTAAACTACTAATTATCGGTCACGGACGTCACGGCAAAGATACTGTATGCGAAATACTGCGTGACAAGTATAATTACAGTTTTGAAAGTAGTAGTAGATTTTGTTCAAAACGTTTTATCTATAACGACTTAAAGGAAAAGTATGGATATGCTAATGAGGAAGAGTGTTATGCTGACAGGCATAATCACAGAGCAGAATGGTATGATGCTATCTGCGCTTATAATGTTCCTGACCCAGCGCGTCTAGGACGCGAAATGTTTAATGCGTATGATATCTATTGCGGCCTACGCAATAAAAAAGAATATCATGCTATGCGTAACACCGAAGTATTTGATTATGCTATCTGGGTTGATCGTAGTGATTACTTACCACTTGAAGCAAAAGACTCAATGAGCTTAGAACAGTGGATGGCTGATTATACTATTGATAATAACGGCACCTTGGAAGACCTACAGTTTAACATAGATCAGTTAATGAAATTCTTAGACGCTTAAATTAGAAGTCAGGTACTAAATCGCCCTGCTTCCACTTAACGCCTTCCTTTTGAAGAGTGCGTTGACAGTTAGCACATATAGTTTTAAGATTACTAATACGGCAGTTGTTTAACTCGCCGTCTATATGAAATACATTAAACTGCTCTGAGTGTTTTGATTTAAATCCACATTTTTCGCACAGTGGTTTCTTTTCGTAACCAGCTTGCTTCCATTTAGGTACGCCGTGATTAACTCCGCTACGTAAGCAACGCTCGCATAACTTACGATAGTGTATTTTTCCGTCCTTACGATAGTTTATTGCCGCAGGACGTTGGTTACATTGGCATAATGGTCTCATATTGTATTTACCTCACCTTTTCGGTCCCTTTTATACCACTATAACTCGTATAAATTTATCGTAGTATGCTAAATACTAGCAATAACAATCCAATAGGAGAAAACGATATGGCATTGACATCACCAGGCGTACAGGTTAGCGTAATTGACGAGAGTTTCTACACTCCGGCTGAACCAGGTACAGTACCAATGGTTTTTGTTGCATCTGCAAGTAATAAGACTAATGCAGCTGGAACAGGAACTGCACAGGGCACATTAAAAGCTAACGCAGGGAAACCTTACTTACTTACATCACAAAGAGATTTAGCGGATACATTTGGTGATCCACTTTTCCAAATTGATGCAAACAACAATCCAATTCACGGTGGCGAGCGTAATGAATACGGCTTACAAGCAGCCTACAGTTTGTTAGGTGTTAGTAACAGAGCATGGGTCGTACGTGCAGATATCGACTTAGCTGAATTAGCACCAACTGCAACTGCTCCTAGTGCAGATCCATTAGCAAATACATACTGGTTCGATACAGAAAATTCAAAATACGGAATTCAACAGTGGAACGGTGCAGCATTTACTACAATTGGTGGTCAAACGTTTACAACTAAAACTCCAATTGTTATTACAACAACAGACGGAGTAGTTGACTATGAAGACGAAGATTATACTCCACTAGCTAGTATTGGTGCTATTGGTGACTATGCAATTGTTGCAGTTACTACATTAAACCGCACTTGGTTTAAAAATGCAGTAGGCGCATGGGTTGAAGTAGGCAGTGATGCTTGGACAGCAAGCTGGCCAACTGTTAAAAGTACTATAGCTAATCCTACACTTGGCAGTCCACCGGCTGATATTACAATCAACGGTACTGCTATTTCAGTTGGTGCAAATACAATTACTGACGTTGCAAGTTCAATTACTAGCTTCTTAGCAAGTGTTGGTATTACATCAGCAGCAGTAGACGGATTCCTTGAAATTTATAGCACTGGTGAAAGTTCAGGTGCAGATGATAGTACACGTGGCGGTCCAGTCATCATTGGCGGCGATACTGCTAAATTAGCACTATTAGGCATTAGCTCAGGAACTTATTACCCACCAGCAGTACAAGTATCGGCACATACAAGTGTTCCACAATTTAAAATTACTGATACATATACTCGCCCAACAGGTAGTATTTGGGTTAAAACAACTGCTCCAAATGGCGGCGGAAATTTAAAAGTAAAACTTTGGAATTCAGAGACATTACTTTGGGACGAAAAAACAACACCAATGTACGACAACAATGCAGCAGCAGTGTACGGTTTAGACAGTACTGGCAGCGGCGTAAACCTAGCAGTTGGTGAATTATTTGCTAAAACAAACGTTGCAGCAGACGCTCAACCATTGGGCACATTTACAATCTATCGTAGACAAGCAAGTGGTGCAACTGTTATAAGAAGTGCAGTAATAACGGGCGCAGCGCCAGGCAATAGTTCATCAGCAACTAAAACATTCACTATGTCAGTTGTTACAATTGTTGCGGGTGTTGCAACAATGGGTAGTCCAGTAACAGTAACTGTGCCTGCAACAACAGGCAGTGCAAGCGGCGACGCAGTATTAATTGCAAGTGCAATTACATCAGCAGGTGTTGCTAACGTAAGTGCAACAGTTGATGCGCAAAATAAAGTTGTAATTACACATGCATTAGGTGGCGAAATTAACTTTGTTGACACAAACGGATTGTTAAACGCTATCGGATTTACTCCGTATATTGCAACTGCATCAAACAGCACTGTTAACTTAGCATATGCAGACGGTACAACTGTTGACACATCACCAAAACAATTTGCTGCAACTAACTGGCGCATACTAACGTATACACCAAGCGATAATGCACCAAACTCATTGGCAGCTGCCGGACAACTATGGTACAACTCGATTGTTGACGAAGTTGATGTTATGTATCACAACGGTACAACATGGGTTGGATATAACGATGCAACTGCGTTTCCAGATGCAGATGCCGAAGGTCCAATTGTTGCAGCAAGTATGCCACTAGTACAATCAGATGGCAGCGCACTAGTAACAGGTGATCTATGGGTTAGTACAGCTGACTTAGAAAACTACCCAACAATTTATCGTTATAACAATAACGTTGCAGGTACAACAGCGCAAAAATGGGGATCACTGCTAGATGCTAGCGATCAAACTACTGAAGAAGGTATCCTATTTGCTGATGCACGTTACAGTGTAAGCGGCGGAACAACTGAAGTTATGACAGACGCAAGTATTGCTGAATTACGTGTAAGCAACTACTTAGACCCGGATGCACCACAAGCAGCACTATATCCAAAAGGTATGCTACTATGGAACTTACGCAGAAGTGGATTCAACGTAAAACGTTTTGAGCGCAACTATATTGATACAAATGCAGACAACCTACGCTTAGGTGATGCAGGCGAGTACCCGATGTCAGGTTACTATCCGCACCGTTGGGTTACTGAATCAGGTAACCAAGAAAATGGTGCAGGTAGCTTTGGACGCAAGGCACAGCGTAAAGTTGTTGTACAAGCTCTACAAGCAGTTGTTAACTCAAATGACGAAATACGTGATGATGAATCACGCTTGTTCAACTTAATGGCTTGCCCAGGTTATTCAGAACTAATCGGCGAAATGATCAGCTTAAACTACGATAGAGGCTTAACAGCATTTATCCTAGGTGATAGTCCATTCCGTTTAACACCAGATGCTACTAGCTTAAACGAGTGGGCAACTAACGTTAACCTAGCAGTAGAAGACAACGATGATGGTCTTGTTAGTCGCGATGAATACCTAGGCGTGTTTTATCCATGTGGATTTACAAGTGACAACTTTGGTAACAACGTTGTAGTTCCAGCTTCGCACATGATGTTAAGAACAGTTGCACTAAGCGACCAGGTTAGCTATCCATGGTTTGCACCAGCAGGTACAAGACGCGGCGGAGTTACTAACGCAAGTTCAACTGGTTATATCACAAGCGAAGGCGAATTCCAAAGTGTGTCACTAAACGAAGGTCAACGCGATACATTGTACAGCAACAACATAAACCCAATTACGTTTATTAGTGGTGCCGGACTTGTTAACTTTGGACAGAAAACTCGTGCAAGAGGTACAAGTGCATTAGATCGTATTAACGTAGCACGTCTGGTTATCTACTTACGTAGTCAGCTAAACACGCTTGCTAAACCTTACATCTTTGAGCCAAATGATACTATTACTCGCAATGAGATTAAACAAGCAGCAGAGAGTTTATTACTTGAATTAG